GTACCAGCAAAGGTGTTGCCAGTATCATCAACGTTCAGATTAGCATTGAGTGCAGGGGTGTAATCGAGAACACCAGCCATGGTGAGTGCCGAAGCAACGTCAGCAGAGCACATGATGATGTTGCCCTTTCCTCTACGAGTTCTCTGAGCGATTCTGTTAGCATCTCTTTCGATCTGGAACAGAAGACCCTTGAACTTCTCAACGCTCCAACGTCCGTTGGAATCGATGTCGAGGTCGAATACACCAGCAGTTGCGGTATTTTCTACAGCACCTTGCTCAGCGATCTTATAGATGGTACGGATAACTTCACGGTTGATTTCAGCAAGAATCTCAGTTGACAGAATGTTTGCCAACTCAGCTTCTGCATTGAGTCCGTGAATTGCCTTGAGATCCTGAGCGAGCTCGAGTGAGTACTCAGCCTTCAGAGCGCGTGACTTAGCAGTAACAGTGACTTTCTCGATCGAGAATGCCATCTGGTTGAAAGCATTGCCAGCAGTGCCATCAAGGTTCTCAGAATCGCCAGTTGCCATACCTGAACCGACGTTATATGCGGTTGAGGTTGCAGATCCAACTGGGTTGAGGATTGCTGGGTTGGTGCCACCCTGAGTGGTTGTACCGATACCAGCAGCAGCGTCAGCGAAACCAGCGGTAAGATCGAATCCTGCATCCTGGCCAGAGAAAGTTGTATCAACTTCATTGAAGAATGCTTCGGTTCCGCTCTGGTTATTGTAGCGTGAACGCATTGCGAAAATGAGTCCAGTAGGGCCGCTCATTGGTTGAACACCAGCCAAGTCGTAAGCGACGAGGTTAGGCATTGAACGACGAATGAGTGAAATCAGAACTGGATCGAAACCAGCGGTTGGGCCGCCAGCGGCTGAAGTGCCACCGAAACCACCACTAGCACCAGCAGCGTTTGCACTGTTGGTTGGGGATTCCATCAGGCTCATACCGCCTGTGGTGAATGCAGCTTCCTCACGGAGGAATTTTTCTTGGTTCTCTAACAGGACAGCGGTTACTGCTCTTCTGTGCGAATCTTTGATTGCATCAAGACCCTCATAGTTGAGGAGTGGAGCCCACTTTTCCTGCAGATGTTCTGCGTTGAACATTTGCGTTTACCTTTGGTGAATGTTTACGTTTGATTTAATGTTAAATTCAGTTTTTTGCAACTGCCTGAAGAGTTCTCAGGTATGCAGCCATCGTTCCTGAAACAGATTCAGGTGATTGATCTACACCCTCAGAAAGGGTTTCAGTGTGTGCCTTTGGAGCTTTACCTGCTGGGAAATATGATTCCTTCAGCATCTCCAGTTTTTCACGATATTCTTCTTCACTTTCAAACTCAACACTTTCGGCAAGTGAAGCGAGCTTTTCTTTCTGAGTAGCAGCAAGCCCTTCAGAAACTTGATCTAAGATTCCGTCAGCAACCGACTCTGCGAGACGCTTGTTGAGTGAAACGTTTTTCTCAATCTGCTCGTTGAGTTTTTCTTCCATTTCATCTAATTTTTCTACCATATTCTCAAGTACATCATATTTGTCTTCAGGGATTGTTACATAATGATCTTCAAAAAGTCCCCTCATACCTGAAAGGAATGATTCAGTAAATTCGGTTTTGAGTCCTTGCTCAATAGCAAGTTCATTCTCAGTGAACCACTCTTCTGCAACGTATTCGAGATATGCATCTACACGCTCAGCGAGTGCTCCTTTGATTTCTTCAACTTCTTCAACCAGTCTCTGCTCATATTCGGCTTCAACTGATTCTCTAATTTGAGCAACCTTCGACTTGAGTGCTGCTTCAAAAATGGTTTTTGCCTTCTCTTTGAAACCTTCGGAGAGTTCTTCACCACCGAGAAGAGCATTAACGTCATCTTCAATTTCGAATGACTCTTCCATCTCTTCTTCTTTCTTACCTTTTTTGCTATGCTTTTCTTCTTTCTCCTCTTCTTCCTCTTCTTCCTCTTCTTCGTTCTTAGCCTCTAAGAGTTCTTCGTCTTCATCATACTCTTCCTCTTCCTTCATACCCTTCATAGGATCAGCAGCCTTAGCACCCTTGTTGACAACATCTCTGACTTGCTTCAGAGTTGCGCCAGGTGTTTTCAACTTTGCTGAATCGTCATCAGGACGATAGTTGGAAGGATCTGGGCCACCCAGATCTTCTACATGTCCAAGTTGAGTACCTGGATCTGCCATATGTGGCATTGCATCTCCTGCCTTAGCGTTAGCATTTACGGCAGTTTTGGATTGCTTAGTGCCTACTTCCATTTCTTGTAAATCTCCACGAGACATTTGAACTCTCCGTTTAACCTTAGTTATAAACTATATTTATTTATTAAATTAAAGATTTGAAAGAAAATCATTAAACAGATTTAATTTCTGTTCGTCGAGTTTCTTCTGATCTACAAGAGTGTTAATTCTCTTGTAGGTTTTAGCAGCATACTTTTCACGAAGAATGCCACCATCCCATACCCATTCTTTACCTTCCATAATTCCTGAAACAAATGCATCGGGTGCAGATGGATCAGCAACAATATCAGCGGCAGTTGCAAGCATAAAATCTTCACCAACCATATTGATTCCTTCTCTTGTCAGTTTGAGTGAACCAACACCACGAGAAGAAACGCCAAGTTTAACTCCTTCTCCAATCAGAGATTCTGCAATTTTACCCATTGGAGTATTCAGAATCTTTGCCTTACCAATAAAGTTAGATCCACTTTCACGAAGAGAAGTAATTTTATGTGAAACACGATCGAGATTTACAGTTGGGCCATCAGGATGTCCAAGTTCACCAAGAGCTCTTCCTTGCATGATATGATTTTCGTTGTATCTAGCAACTTCACGACGAAGAGTATCCATTGGATACAAACGTCCATTGCGGTTTTTAATGTCACCCTGAAGGAAAACACCTTCAATGTAGAGTGACTTTTTACCGTTGCGTTCTTCAACGATAAATTCGACTGACTCGATTTCTTCTCTGATGAGTTTCATGGCCTTAGTTTGTAAATCCTACTTTTGCTGCTTTGATTGCTGAAGATGTCCAAATAACATCTGTTGGAAGTTTTTCTAAAAACTCAACGGAGTTTCCTGGCATTGAAAAATAATTAGTTGTTGCAGCACCAACGATTGTTGAAACTCCAACAGTAACAATACCTGAAGTATTATTATGAAGTCTCACGCATGTTGCATTACCGATGCTTGTTGCAGCACCAGCTGTTGCACCTGTTGCAACCTCAGATTCAACGATTTTAGTTCTTTGCATCGGTATAATAAAGTCCTATACTTTTTATTTATGATTCTTCGTACTCTTCGCTATCTTCTTCGTAATCTACCTGATTATCATTAAACAAAGATGATGCAACTTCTGGTTTAAATGCATCAATTTTTTCTGAAGCTTTTGAAAAGAGCAAATCTTTAATTTTGTCACTAATTTGAGAAGGACTCTTATCAGTAACAATCATATCCATTAATTCATCCATGATTTTAAAATTAATAATCGTTGTTATTTATTAAATTTCGCCACCCTTGGGCATTTTAATTTCTGGTGGTTCAACTGCAGATGCATCAATTTCTGGTTCCATAACCGAAGCACCCATTTCTCCACCTGGCATTCCTGGCATTGGTTGTCCAGTTGCAGGATCAATTACCATTTGACTTGGATCGGGAATAATACCTTCTTCAATTTCCCTTTCAATTAACATATCTTGCTCAATAATTTCTTCATCAGTTTGACGAAGAACTCTTCTGCGAATATAATCTTGTGAAAAATATTTGCCCACATAGGGTTCTGCTTGAGCAACCATATTCAGACGTTCGGTGAGAAGTTCAGTTTCTTTGAGTTCTGCAAAATGGTTGTCGTAAAGGAAATCATATTGAATATGCTCACTCATAATCTCCCAATCTTCTGGAGTGATAATATTTTTTAAAATTAATTGAGTCTTGAGCATATCATTGAACATATTTGAGAATCTTTTTCTCAAGCGTCCAACGAACTTACTAAACTTAACTTCATCACGAAGAATTTCGGATGAGCGTCCAAGATTAAATCCACCTTCTCCACCAATTCTTGAAGTTGGAACATTTAATGATCTGTAAAGTTTTTCTTGAAAATATTTGATATCAGTAATTTCTCCAAGGTTTTGTCCACCAGGAAGTGTGGTGATTTCAGTTCCTCTACCACCTTCACGGCGAGGAAGCCAAAAATCTTCAAGCATACTCATGTACTTGCGATCGTCACGAACTTCACCAGTTGCTGCATCGTAAACTAACTTATTACGATAACGCATCATAACATCACGAAGATATTGTTCTGCCTTTACTTTTGGAAGATTGCCAACGTCAATGTAGAAGATTCTTCTTTCTGGAGCTCTTGAGAGTCTGTAGATAACAAGAGAGTCCTCAATCATACGAAGCTGATTGAGTGCCTTGATTGCTTTGTGAAGATATGAAAGTGTTGATCCTTTATTTCTATCTACAAGTCCAGAAGTGCAATAAGTGATAGAATCTCTAGACATTTTAATGCCTTTTTTATCACCTAAAGCAGATGGATTTGATGTGGGATATGTTGCTTGGGGAGTGTAAATAAAGTATTCTTCAATCTTAGGAAACTCATATTCCATTGGATTGTCGGTGTTAATATTCGACAACCTCATTCGATCATCATTTTTTTCTTTTTTAGTCTGCCGTACATAACGAATTTTCATGGCATCAATGTATCTTAACTCCTGAATACCTTCTTCAGGACGTTTGAAATCGATGACTTTATGATAATAAAGTCTTCCATCAATATACCAATTTCTATAAATTTCGTGACACTTTTTATCAAAATCTAATAAGTCTAAAATATATTTAAATTCTTCTCTAATTTTTTTCTTAATACCATCACTTGCATTAAGATTTGATAATTCAATTTCAACAGGAGTATCATTAGTGTCTGATACAATCGCTTCATTTACAATATCTTCAATCGCACTATCACACTCAGGATGTAGTGCCATCTCACGATATCTTTTGATTAAGTCAAATTCTGTTCTATAAATTCCTTCAAGATCTACATATGAACCAAAAAAACCACTTGTCAGATAGTGATCAACCCCGTCCTCATTATTAGGAGGAACGGGGGAAACAACTGTCGGTGAAAGTGGTTCGTTATCCTCAATAGAGAATCCAAATAATTTTGCCATTATTAAAGTTTAGACTTTGATTTCTACTATTTATTAAGCGCCAGAACCAGGTCTTTCTGGGTAGTAGTATTGAACTTGGAATTCAACAGTGAACTCTTCAATCGTGTCGCCAGTTTCATACGAAAGATCAATTGCCGAAACTGCGGTTGGGAAAATATCTTGGAACTTATACTGTGCCAAAATATTTGCAGGGCCTGAGGTTGTTCCTTGTCCCTGAGTTCCTGAAGCAGTTCTTCCGAGTTGATAAACTGTAGCATTACCCATATAAGATGCAGGGCTGGTTAAACCAGAATGATCTCCATATTGAGCAACGTTTTGCATCCATGCTTCAAATGCTCTTCTGTGTGAGAAGTTTTCATCGTTGATGATTGTTACAGCCCAAACATCAAAAGTTCTGTCTCCAGCAACTTTTAAAATGCGTCCACGGAAAGGAACTTCGATAGGAGTAACTGTAGATCCTGGCAGAGCGGCAGCTTTGCAAAGGAATCTAAAGTTTTCGCTATCAAACTGTCCACTTCCATCTCCCTGAAGATTGAGATTTAAACCTTCAGGGAAAGCAACGTTAACTTCAAACAGATTAGGACGAGCACCGCCACCGATCAGTTTTGATTTAAATTGGGAGATGTTTCTTGTTGGAATTTGTGCCATGGTTGGATCCTCCTTTAGTAATTAATTAAAATCAAACTCTACCAGCGACTTCTTCGAAGCTAACTCCAGTACGGGTAGCAACGAAGGTAAGTGTAACGTAGTTGATCGACTTGGCTGGTTTCAAGAAGATGTCAGCTCTGAATTCATTATTATCAATTACGTCAGGAGTGTTATTTGTTTCATCACAGATGACGAGGAAATCAAAAACTCCTCGTTTTGCTTGAATATCGCGGAGATATGGTTCAACAATATTGACGAAGTTTGATCTTGTGATTTGATCGTTTAGTTCAAAGAGTTGTGCTTGTGCAGATCTCTGAAGTGCTTGCTCAACTGTGAGGAACAACCTACGAACGTTGATTCTATCAAATGCCGATGCAAAACCAAGAGCGGTTTTGTCTCCAAAAAGAAGAATACCGATTCCTGCTTGATTAACAATCGAATTAATTCTCAGAGGATACAGTTGATCTCTTTGAGCCTTATTTGGATTGTATGCAAGTTTAATTGCATTATTTAAAATGCCTCTTTGTTGTCCTGCAGGTGAGAACCAAGGATATGCAACGATACTTGTTCTAACCATCAATCCAGCAACGTCACCATTACATGGAACGTA